ACAAACATAAGCGCATAGACAAAGCCAAGCACGGTAATGGCAAACACGCTGGCAAGGATGATTCCGACAACAACGATTAGTCGAGCGTGAAGCTCCTCGGGTTTAAGGCGTGGTCTCATAAATCAAATCCCGTGTGCACGTTCCAGACGGATTGCAAAGCGGTGGCTCGCATTCTGGCTTTTTCCAGTTGGCAGGGTTTTGGCATGGGTAGCGATATGAGCCGTCATAACCACATCCCGCGCAACCCCACAATACGACCGCGATCAGCATGCTGTAGCCGATGAGGTAACGCCAACGCATTACTCAGTTTGACTTTGGCTTTGTTCTGCTTCGATTTGTGCTGCTTCTTCTGGTGTTGCGTCGCGCACAAGGTCATCTATTTGTACTTTGTATGTCATGTTTGTGTCCTAACTGCGGTATCCGTAAATGTTGATAGTTCCGCCTGTGAGCGTTCCAACTGTTGGATATATTTGGAACGCGGTGTAGGCGGTTGCTGCTTGGTGCATACCTGAACCACTACCGCAATAACCGACCGAATCGTTTATCAAAGTTAGATTGGGAAACAATGTGTAGGCAGCCAAGTTCGGGTTGATTACATCAAACATAGTTCCAAACAATGATCCTGTGCCTTGACCTATTGCGATGCCAGCAGTTCCTAGTTGTGCTTTAGAGGCGGATACCGAACCACTTGCAAGGTCTACGCGCGCAATTCCGAAGTTGTAGTTAGTGCTGACAGGGTTTGTGCCGTCGTGCATTTTGAGATACATCGAGGTTGTGTAAGGCGTGCTTGACATCGTGACATTACTCATTACGACTCTGTATGCGTAATAGTCGCTAGTAAACGCGCCAGTAACGGTCACGGTAGAAACGCCAGTACCGATGGTTTGTGACTTTACAAGCCAAGAGCCCACGCCGTTCATTTGGGCAGCGGTAAGGATTTCTCCTGCGGTAAATACTGGTGGGGTTGCCATAGTGTCTCCTATCCTAAAACATTGAGAGCATCAAGTGTGCCATAGGTTGCGTTGTCTAATATCAACTCGTAAACGATCGTGGTCGGCGCGGTGCTGTAAAGGACTCTGTGGCCTGTGCTGAAATCCAGCCGATGCTCGATGCCCTCAACTGACAGCTCTTGCGCCAACTGGGTTGTGCCGGCACCGCTAGGGAATGTCTTTTCTACGGTGATGGTGTCGCCAATTTCTAGGGTTGCCAATGTGTCCTTCTGTGGCGTGGTCAGCATTAAGTATTTGGTTGCCACGGACGTGTAGCGCGGTTCGGGTTCTGGGTTAAGCAGGTAGTCGGCAGCGTCATCAATGCTTGTTTGCTCATGTAGCAGGCTGTTTGTGATGCTCGTTGTCTGAATGAAATAGGTTGCAATAGACCCTGCATCGGTGGCGGTAGCGGTCTTGCCGTCAAGCCCTGTTACGACCGCGCGGTTAATAACCGAGTCAGCCTCAAACGAAATACCTACTCCGTCATATTTAAAATTGGTGCCGTCATCATGGAAATCAGCGACAGGCGCGCTTAACGTGTTCCCAATGCGCTCTTGGAAAGTGAACACGCCAGCCCTTGACATAAACACACGCCCAAACTCGGCGGTCTCGTTGATCTGGGTGATGTATTGCAACACGTTTGTTCCTGCCGGCACGGTGTAGTTGCTGTCGTGGCCAAGGTTGACGGTGCCTGTGGCAATGCTTCGAGCGCCTGCTGGAAAGTCAACCTCTGGCAGGTCTAGGACTGTTTCTATGCGTTCGCCTGATGTTTCGGCTGTGACGTTAAGTTCGTTTAGGTAGGTTTGCGCGAGCAGGTAGAACTGGTCAGCGCAATACACGGTCACGGTGTCAAGACCGCCGAGCGCAAAGTTGTAGTCGTAGTTAACGACATAACCGCTAAACAATGATTCGGGCACGTTGGTGTTGCTGTATCGAATAAGTTGCACGGCGCGCAATGGGGCAAGACCTGGTTTAGATTCTGCGGTGTCGTAGTACGGGCTATTTTCGTCAAATGGGTTAAATATTCCGTCCACGTCTTGAATGGTAAATGTCATCGTGCCAGCGCTGAACTGATCGCCCACGTCACGGCGACCGCGCCGCACGTTAATACTGACAGTTGAGTCCATCACATTGGCAAACTCGGTGGTGCCGTCCAGCACATACTCGGTGTTATCCAGTACGCCCTTTACAGCATCGTCAAGAACAAATGCGTCAACCTGGAACCCTGTGGCAATTTGTAGGTCATAGTTGCCTGAATCAACAACCGATACGCCTGGCATCACGCCACCTGTAACTGCAACGGCCCAGCGCTACGCGAGTAAGCGCGCAAGGCGTTAACGACCGACTCACCGATCTCTGCGCTTGTAGCGAGTCCGCCTGTGACGTTAATGGTCACTCCCCCGCCAGTATTTAAGCGATCTAAAGGCACTACGACTTCTGGGCCTGCTTCACCGATTAGGGCAAGAGTGGGAGAGCTGACAATTCCACCTTCGGCCATACGCGGGATGCGAGAAGTTAGCGGTGCTGGCGTAGGTGCTGCAGGGCCACTAGGAATCAAGTCAGTCAAGCCACCAATGATGTTTGCCACGTTGCCTATTACTGGCATTGCAAGTCCGCCAACAATTTTTGCTGCAAGGCCACCAACTCTGTTAATGGCGCTCATTGCATCCACAAGCTTGTTAAACGCTATGGCTAATCCGATGACCGCAGCGGTTGCCAATATGAATGGATTAGTTGCCAAAGCAATGTTTAGCGCAACAACCGCAGCTGCTATCGCGCCAATAGTTATTGCTATCCGGGTAAAAACTTGAGGGTTGTTTTGTGCCCAGTCGGCAAACTTTTGCATATACGGGATAACCGCTTCAAGCACAGGCAAAAACGCCGCGCCAATTCCTTCTTTAGTTTCGGCAATTGAGTTTTTAAAGATCGCCATTTTACCTGCAGCGGTTTCAGCGTTTGCTGCAACAGACCCGCCAAAGGTTCCGCCTAGCACGTCCATAACTTCGTTGAGGGTTGCGCCCTCTTTAATCATGGTTGCCATTTCTGGGCTTAAAGATCGAAGCGCCTTAAAGTTGCCTTGATATGCCTTGGCCAATGCGTCGGCGACCGTTGTGCTGTCCATCTGTAGCGCTGTGCTGATGTCCATGACAAGGTTCATGTCTTTCATGGCAAGGTCAACATCTTTGGTACCGCGCACAAGTGCTTCAAGCGACTTGCGATATTCGGTATCGGCAATGCCAGACGCTCGAGACATTGCGCTGATCTGTTCCTCAACTTGAGCGGTCTGTGCTTTGCCTGCGCCAGTCACATTCTGCAAAGTAAGCGCTAAGGCCGCCTGCTCCTGCTGGTCTTCCATTGCTGCACGTGTGGCATCACCTAGCGCAACGGCTAAACCGCCAAGCGCCGCAGCTGCTGGGACTGCAGCTTTCTTAATAGCGAACTGCGCCTTATCCGACGTTTTTTCTAGCTGGCGAAATTGGGCGATGGCTTTCTTGACGCCCGTATCCGTGAACTCTGAAATTATCGGGATATTGATTGCCATTACGCGGTCTCTCTGTTCGCTTCATCCATGACGCGCTTGACCAGTTGCTCCATCTCGGACATGACATCAGTTTGGCGTTGCTCGTACGCTTTCCACATTACTCGCGAACGACTGCCATAGCGTGCAGTCAGCGCACGACCTAATGAACCAGCCATGGACATGTCAAACATTGTGCCGGTAGCGCCCTTCCATTGGATGCTGAATGTGCCGACGTTTGTGGTGTTTCCTTGATATTCCTTAACTGCTCGAGTATTGATTTTGGCTGCAATCTTTTGCTTCATACCAGGCACCCACGGCAACATTTGGAAACCTGACCGTGTTTTCCAATTGCGCGACATACCAGACAACGGGACGCCAGTAGGCACAAGAGCGTTGGCATCGTCAATTACAGGTTTGACAATCCTTTTGTAATCCTTGGTGATTTCACGGCGCAAAGATTTGTCAATCTTGTTGAGAGTCTTTAAGGCATCTTTAAGCCCTACAACCTCAATCTTTGCCGATACTCCTGCCACGTTATCTCCGTTTTTTGTTTGCCTCATTAAGCACTTTAATGACAGTTGTCAAGTCGCGTGAGTCAAACGCAATGTCGCTAGGCCACCAACCGACCGCGACCAGTACTTCTGCTAGTTGGCGGCGGTAGGTGCCGCGTCCGTAGGGTTTGGGTCTGTCTCGTCCAGTACCGGCAGAATGTCGATGTCAGGGTTTTTGCTTAACCATTCGCGCCAGTTGTCACCAACTTGCTCGCCTTTGATCTTAAGAATTGTGTGCATCCAGCAGGCGTAATCCGAGTACAACGGGTTTGCAGAGAGCTGTTGAATGTTGCGACGTTCAAGCCGTTCCCATTCAGTAACCACAAACAGGTTTGTGTAGTAATACTCTGGGGCGCTGTCGG